ATATTTCTAAATTTTTAGAGAAAGACGAAAACAAATTTGATAATGTTGATGTGATAAAAATGAATAATGAATAGTCATATCAGCATAATGTAAATGTTGCAATTGATAAAGTTACTACTAAATATTTTTCTGTTCTTGAATATGATGATTTTTATAATAAAATTTGGTTCAATAATGTTGAAAAATATATTGAATGCGATGATAAAAACATTTCTGTATTTTTGCCACTAACAGAAGTTATTGATTTTGATTCAAATGAAATAATCGGTTATTCAAATGAGGCTTTTTGGGCTTCTTCATTTTCAGATGAAATTGGGTTTGTTGATATTGAATCTTTACAAAATTATTTAAGTTTTAACGCCTCTGGCGCTGTGTTTAAGACAAATGATTTTGTTTCTATTGGTAAACTTAAAGAATCAATGAAACTTGTGTTTTGGTTCGAATACCTATTAAGGTCATTACATGAGAACAAAAAAATATTTGTGATTCCAAAGGTTGGATATTATCATTTTACTGGAAGAAAAGACAGTTTAACGGGTGAATATATTGAAACGATGTCAGAAAAAGAGGCTGATTGGTGGATAGATTTGGCAAAAAAAGAATATTTTTTCAAAAAAGATAGAAATAAAGTATATGAAGAATAATATTTAACGATGCAAATTAAATGGGGCGTTACATGCCCCATTTTAAAACATCATCGGTAAGACCATTTTTATGGGTATGATTAAGAAAGTGCATTTTAAATGTAGAATTGATGTTTTGCTTAGTTTTTTTAAAGAACTTTAGCAGAAATGGCGAAACGAGGAAGAAAACCAAAAGAAAGAAAAGGCTATTTTTATGAAAATGAAGAAGAAGCTATAGTAAAATATATTAACGAGACAAACACCTTTGAAAAAAATAAAATATTTAATAGTATTTTGTATCCAGCATTGACGAAAATGATAGAATCAATCATAAGAAGATACAAATTGTTTGTTCCTGATGAAGAATTTGAACAGAATTTCAGCGACACAATCTCGTATTTGCTTACAAAAATAAATCATTTCAAGCCTGAAATTTATTGCTATGATGAATACACGGGAAATACTGAAGGAATTGATTTTATTGAAATGACAGAAAGTGAATTCAGAGAAAAAGTAAAAGGTGCAGAAGAAATCGACCCTGAATTTATTCATGTTGATTTTGAAGATGAAGATTCAAATTTTGTAAAAAATAATTTTAAAAAAGTATTGCATAAATATAAAGCATATTCATACTGCGGTACTGTTTGCAGAAATTATTTAATGTATAAATGCTCTCAATATACAAAGAAAAAATTAAGAAATTCTTCTTATGAAGATATATATGAAGATATTAACAACGATGAAAGATTTTCTACAAATGAAGAAAGCTTTTCAACTCACGCTGAGAACTTGGTTATAAATATAACAAAAGAGATAGAAAAAATGATTAATGAGCGTGAAACTAATGGATTAACAGACAACGAAGTAAAGGTTGGGAAGTCTTTGGTGACATTGTTTAAGAATTGGGAAAGTGTGTTACCGAATGAAGGTAGCAAGAAACTACAAAAATCATCAATACTTTATTATTTGAGAGAAGATACAATGATGACAACTAAGGAATTGAGAGATAATATGCGTAACTTTAAGAATGTGTATTATTTTTTGAAAGAAAAAGAAATCAAATAAACGATACGAAAATTATATAAAACTATTTATTTTATATATTAAAAGTTATGGAAACAAAAAGATATAAAGTAAGACTTAATTCTGCTGAAAAAATAGAAGAATTATTACAAGAAATATATGACCAAGCATGTAAACAAATTGCTGAAATACAAAACGAAATAAACAAATTGGTCAATTCAACAAATCTTGGCGCTGATGGATTTAGTATTGATGCAAAAGCAACATATGCAAAGGCAATTCATGATTTCATGGGTGATAAGGCAAAGGCAATCTCAGCAAAGTTTGAAGTTGCAAAATTCATGGGAGAAATAATGAAACATAACGGTGATGCAAACGCAACAGTTAATGATAAAAACTTTAAAAAAAGAACGTCTCTTAATTTAGATGAAATAAAAAGCATGATAGCCGAAAATGACTGTGGTACAATAACATATGACCTTAAAAAAAACTAAATAAACATGAATCAGACTGACAGAGTTATAAGTAACATTGGAATGATAAAAACAATGGTCGAAAACTTTCCCATGGGTATTTTCGATAAAGATGGAAAAACTTATGAGTCTGCATTTGATTTTGTTATGGATATAATAAGATGTTGTGGTATAAGCGATAGCCAGATAATACAATATATTATAAGTAAGATATTTGGCGTTGAAGGAAAACCGGGAATGACAATAAACGGGCTTTATGATTATATAAACAGGCAAGACTTTACATTTGAACAAAATGAATTCATGAGTACGCATGAATTTTCAATAAAGTCCATTTTAATGGCTTTGTTTTCGAGTGTTTATACATGCTCCGCAATTCCAATACTCCCAAATAAGGTATTTGACCTTAACACATCAATACAAGGACTTATGTCTTCTACCGTTAAAAACATTACAATTGAAAATAATTCTAATGACTATAATTATAAATTGAAAATACCTATGTCAACGATTGACATGATAGGAATGCTTTCAATTTCTCCTGCAACAAGAGATGGGAGACTATATTATTCTGTTGATGGACATGATGTTTACTACAAAAAAACACTAATAACAAACACATATAAAACGCCTGAGCGAATAGAGGTTAATCCTGGCGACAAATACATTGATAGCGGTCTGAAATATTGTGATGTTTATCAAATAAAATTCATTTACGAAAAATCGAATTTAAGAAGCATGGTTAGTTATGCAATACTTGATGCTTCAAATTTTCACACTACAGCGCCTTTTGATATTGAAATAACGACTATATATCTACCTGGTGGTTCTGATTCAATATGTACAAAAAAACTAATAATATATAAAGGGAGAACATATACAGAAAAAATAAACAATGAAAATGAATTTGTTAATGATTTTATATATGTTAATTCAACTGGGCCAAATAATTCTTCCTCTGTTATTTATTCAATAAAAATAAATGGATTCAACAAAGGATTTGAATACGGAACAAAAAATGGAGAAAAAATTTGGATTTATTTATCAAATACTGGAAATGGCCCAACTTCGTGGAAATCAGATGGAGGCTCACCGATTCCAAACATGATATTTG